CAAAATGCAGGTTGCAAAGTCGAATGGAAGGAATACACAGATGAGCAAGTTACAGGAGTTTTTTCACATCCCAACGGGGGTAACCTTGCGGTTACATGGACCATTGGACAAGCTACCAAAATTGGTCTTGTTAAACCAGGAAGCGGATGGCAAAAGTTTCCCAGAGCGATGCTCAGAAGCCGTTGTATTTCAGAGGGGATTAGATCAGTTTTCCCTGGATCTGTTACGGGGTTCTACTCGCCAGATGAAGTCGAAAACTTCGAAACCCAGACCGTCAAGCCTACCGTATTAAAAGACATGGGATCAGTCATTCCTAGCGTAGTGGATCTTTCCGCTATTCCTGATGACATCCCAGATATGGCATTGCCGATGTATGTTCCTGGTAATGATGTTCCGTATGCGCATTATGTTTGTAAAGATGATTGGATTGATGGTTTCGCAGAGATGCACGCCAAGATCCATGAATCTACCAAGATGACAGCAGAGGAAAAATTCACCAAGATAAAGGCGTTTAGAGATGTCAATGAAGCCTATACAAAAACATTTGACGGCAATACTACAGCAAAGTTTTTATCAAAACTCCAAGCAATTAGAAAGGAAATCAACAATGGCTAATGGTCATATCGCCCAGATGGGCAAAGGTGTTTTATTTCAAAATGAGAAAAAACACGAAAAATCACCTGATTGGAAAGGCACTCTATTGCTTTCTGAGGACTACAAAGCAGGACAAACACTCAAGATTGCTGGCTGGACTAAGCAAACCCCTAAAGGTAGTTTGATTAGCTTGTCTGAGGATAACTGGAAGCCTGATACTGGTGGCACTTATCCAAAAGAAGTTAATCGAGTTCAAGACGGAGATGTACCCTTTTAATGGTTGTTTTAAATTTACCTTACCCTCCCAGTATCAATAACTACTGGATCGCTTCAGGAAACAGACGGTTTATCTCTAAGCGGGGTAGGGAATTTAAAAATGCAGTCGCAGAGTATTGCGCTGAGTTCAGAGTTCCTAAATTTGGCGATAAACAAGTTTGGGTAGATATTTTTCTCTATCCACGCTCTAAAAAGCTCATGGATGTTGATAACTGCATAAAACCAATATTAGATGCCTTGCAAGATGCTGGTGTATTTGATGATGATGTTCAAGTTCACTGGGTTCGCATTGAGCGAGGTATGGTTAAAAAGAACGGTGGTTGTTTAGTCATGATTGATTATTTGGAAGAATCACCAGCTCAAGGGGAATCTGGCGTGAATTAGCCAGGTAGTTAGGGGTTGAGCCAGCCAACTTCTTGGGCAAGCTGGCACTCATTTAAGGGGATATTTATGAACAATAAACCAGTAGCGTGGATGAACGCACACACAGGGCATTTATGTAGTGGTGGTTTTTTGATGACCAAAATGCAAGATTACATTCCACTCTACACCCATCCAGCAAAGACACTAACAGATGAGGAAATACTAAATATTGCCCATCAAATTCGTTTAATAGATAGGCAAACTGCTGATGATGGGCATTTATATTTTGCTAGAGCAATACTAAGAAAGGCACAAGAGACATGAAACCTTTAATAGATAGATTGCAAATAGCACAAGGTAACAATAATGCGGATGAGTTAATTCCAGAGGTTATTGAAATGCTTTGCCAGCAACAAGCTGAAATAGAGGTGTTGAAAGCCAAGCTAAAGCAATATCATTTAAAAGAAGATTTAGATAGAAACCTAAATTTAATTTATGGCAAGGAGTTTGTTAAATGAACAATGAACCAGTAGCGTGGATGCTTAAAACAGGTCATGGCACAAAGATTGTAGAGAAGAAGCCTTATTGTGAAGTTGATTATTGGAAACCACTTTACACACAGCCAACAAAGACACTAACAGATGCTGTAGTAAACGAATTGTGGGCAGAATCGCATGAAGATGGGATTGCTATGCAACACGGATTTACTACGCAACAACATTATTTTGCCCATCTAATACTAAGAAAGGCACAATAATGAAATTTTGGAAAAGAAAACAGATGAACGGCAAGACTTTTGAGATTGTGCAGATTTTAGGTGATCTCATCATTGTTAAAGAGTTCAAATAGTGAATGGATCAAACTCCTACGCAGAACGGCAAACCGTTGCTAACAAAGGTGAGGTTCTATTTCAGGAATGGTGTCAATTTAACGGCTATCAAGTCAGTAGGATTGGCTTTGATGAAAAGCATGGAAATGTGGCTAATTTTTTCAATTTGCCTTGTCTTTTACGCAATTTACCTGATTTTGTTATCAGTAGAGGTGATGAAACGATGGTGGTTAATGTCAAAGGAACAGCCAATTTTAAGGAAAAAGAAATAAAGATGATTCCGATGTTTCTGGAATGGTTTAGCAGTAAGAAAGCACCACTGGTTTATGCTTTTTGCTTTGAGGGTTGCGATCCCTTGTTTGTTTATCCAGAGAAAATCATTTATCTGTATGAAAAAGCTACTAATCGCAAATGGAATGATGGAGTGATCTATCGCAACTTAAACTTTATGGAATTACTATGAAAATTACCAAAGACAGGATTGAAAACAAGGTAGAACTTGTTACTGAGTCTGGTTGTTGGATTTGGATGGGAACAACAACAACAAGGGGATACGGTCAAATAGAAAGCGATACCAAAAAATATTATGCTCATAGAGCCTCTTATCAGGCTTTTGTTGGTGAAATTCCTGAAGGCATGAATGTTTGTCATCGTTGCGACAATCGTTTTTGCGTTAATCCAAGTCATTTGTTTTTAGGAACTCAAAAAGACAATCTTCAGGACATGAAACGAAAAGGCAGATCAACAATAGGCGAAAAAAATGCCAGATCTAAGTTAACGGAAAAACAGGTGCAACAAATAAAGAATGGCTTGAGATCTGGTCTTAAAGAAAAATATTTAGCAAATTTATACGGCGTATGCCGTCAATCAATCAACAATATTAAAAATGGAAGGGTTTGGAATCATGTATGACTTATCTAAAGTGAAATTGTTTATCAGTACGCCTATGTACGGAGGCATGTGCGCTGGTTATTACACTCAATCAGTGATGCAAGCTCAAATGGTGTTTTCTCACTACAAAATAAACAGCTCTTTTAGTTTTATGTTCAATGAGAGCCTAATTACCCGTGCCAGGAACGCTTTAACAGCAACTTTTCTCAAAGGTGAATATACGCACCTCATGTTTATAGATGCAGACATCAAGTTCAATCCTCACGACATTGTAAAAATGATTGAGGCTGATAAAGACATTATTTGCGGTATTTACCCTAAAAAAGAGATTAACTGGGATACAGTAAAGAACGCAATGGATGCTGGTGTGCCTAATGATCGTTTAAAGCACCATACAGGCTCTTTTGTGGTCAATTTGGTAGATTACCAAGGAGAAGTCACTGTGCCTGTTGCAGAGCCTGTAGAGATCTTTAATGGCGGTACTGGCTATATGCTGATTAAGCGTGAAGTTTTTGAAAAGTTATCAGATCATGTGCCAACTTACTTTAATGATGTTTTAGACCTTGCTGGCACTGTTGGGCAGCGTGATGAGATTAAAGAGTTCTTTACTACTTCGATTGAGCCTGAAACTCAGCGCTTGTTGTCAGAGGATTACCACTTTTGCCGTATTTGGAGGCAAATTGGCGGTAAGGTTTATGCTGCTCCCTGGTGTGATCTCGCTCATATAGGTACTTACGCTTTTGAAGGTAAATTGATCCCTGCTGGTTAATGTTGCAGTGCAACAATTTAATTTTGTTTGGGGAGGAGAAGCCCCATTCATTCCTAGTACCCAGTGCATCATAGTTTTATGTTTACCCAGATACGCTCATGTAGCCAATACAGGGCTATCTTGGTAAATAGCTCTACAAAGGCAATTGAGAAGGCAAGGGAGGCATGACCAGTGATAATCCAAGACAAAACAAAGGTGTCAAGGCTACCTGTCATGCGCCAAGTAACTGCTTTAGCTAAAGACTTGTAATGAGAGTCGATGATCCTAACCCCTTTTACTTGCTCGCTTGGATCGTTTTGATTTACGCTTTTCTGATAGCGCTATTGCTACCGCTTGTTTTTGCTTTCGACCTTCTCCTATCAGCTTGCGGATGTTTGCTGACACAGTCTTATTTGTTACACCTTTAGCGAGTGGCATTGTTTACCTCATCATATTGTTTGTAACAGGCTTCTAGCGCTGTCCGCAGTCCGTCTGCTCTGGCAGCTTCCCTGTCAAGAAAAGCTGCATCCTCGGCAGAAAGGGACAGCCCAGTTCCACCTTGTCCATTGTTGGCGCTGTACTGACTACGACTGGGTCTTGAGCGCAACTTGATAAGAGCATCAGCAAGCTGATTGTTGATAGCGTTAATTTGAGCATCTTTTTCTCTCCTAATCTGATCGGCTGCCTGTTGATTTTCTTTCTCTTTGGCTGCTATTGCTTGTTCCTGAGCTATCTTTTGAGCTGCTTCTTTCTTTTGATAGCGCCATCCGTTGACAGTCCAGCCAGCAGAAAATGTCAAGACTACTGCAACGATGTAAGCAATCAGTTTGAATTGGATGGAAGCGAACACTTTTCATATTCCTCTTGTCTGCGCTTTAAAAGCCCTGGCTCTACTTTACCGCCAGCAGTATCCCATTTCAACAACTCTTTGCAAGCACCTGCATAGTCCATGCTATTAAGTTTTTTATTAAGGGTTGAGTAGCAGAAAGCAGACACCCCAACATTGTAGGTAAAATCCAAATAAGCATCGTATTCTCCTTGAGAAATAGGCACATGAATACACTTCACCATGCCTTTAGCGTGTTCATCAAGACTTTCTTCTAGCTTGACTAACGCTCTTACGGGATCTGTTTTATCACCCTTTTTGACACCGTCAGCTTGACCATAACCAACGGTATAAACACCGCCTACATCTTGGTAAGCAGTGCCACTATATCCTTCATGTACAGCAACTCCAACAAGCACCGCTGCGCTTGCAATTATGGCAGCAGCGGGCTTTCTATCCATTACTCGGCTGGAGTTTGCTCTACTGGTGTTACATCAGCGGGAGGAGCAACTTCAGGAGCTATTTCGGTAATTGCCTGTGCTTCCTCTTGTGGTTCAGCATGAACAGCAAAACGCTGTAATAGCTGATGAATAGCGCTACCCATTTCAATACATTCTTTACTAACAAAAGATTCAATTTTATCTAATAAGCTCATAATCCTTCTCCTGGGGTGATATAAACAGACGCATTGGCAGCATCGCCAATAATTCTTGCATACACATTGCCTGACTGACTTACTTGAGGTCCAGTAATTACTCTATAAGCGTATGGTGGCAAAGGAATGACATAATTAGGACCATTATCTGGTAACGCCACATTAAAAGTATTGGTAGGGTTGATCCAAACATAAACAGCATTATTAACATCAGCATTAGAAATAAAATACTGGTTAACAGGGCTGTCTGCTGTGATGGTATATACATTGGACTGCGTGTTG